CACACGGCATTCAGGGAAGACATAAAGTTGATATTAATGTAAGTCCATCTATATCAACAACTGTAACACTTAAGTATAATGATTTTAATAGAAGAGTAGTTGTAAATCCAAAAGATTTTGCTGCCTCTGGTGTAAACACAACAACAAATACCATTACAATTGATAATCATGGATTTGAAACAGGCGAGAAAATTATACACACATCTTCAATCCCTGCTGAGGGTTTAGAAAATAATAAAATCTATTACATCGTCAAAGTAGATAAAAATAATTTTAAACTTTCAAATACTGAGTATGAATCAAAATTAGAAAAACCCCAAACTGTCGGTATTGCCAGCACATCTTTGGGAACCATCAATTTAATTAATCCAAAAATTGATGTTTACAAAGATTCAACAGTTGAATTTGATCTATCAGATTCATCACTTTCTTATACAAATCAGGGCATTAGTTATCCTGCTTTTGAACTTAATTTCTATCTAGATGAAAACAAGTATAAGATATGGAATACTAGTTTTGATAGTAAAACTTTTGAAGTAACGAGAAGTGGTAAAGTTGGAATTGACGCTGATGCAAAAGTATCACTAACTGTTAACTCGTCCATTCCAGAGCAATTGTACTATTCTTTGGATATTGTTGAGGAGAATGACGTACCAGAAGTTAAGAGTGGTATTTTTACAGACAGAACTGTCACCAATAATAATCAAATTAAAGTAACAGAGAGTTTGTTTAACGGAAGATTCGCAGTTTCTGTTGGTGCTACAAATTCTTTTGATTACTTTATTGAAAAAATTCCAGAAAGAGTATCTTATGCAGGAACTACTTCAAAACTGAATTACATAACTGATTGTACACACACTAATGGTGCTATTAACTCGTTTACTGTTATTGACGGTGGAGCGAATTACTACGCCGTTCCTGGCATCTCAACTATTGTTGGAGTTGGAACAACTGACACGGGATCTGGTGCAATCATATCTGTTGAAAGTGAATCTATTGGAAAAATTAAAACAACAAAGATACTTAATATTGGATTTGACTTTCCCTCAGATCCTACACTTAAACCAAGCACTAATATACCACAAGTAGTTACAATTGAGTCATTAAACTCTCTTGAATCTGTTGGTATTGTGTCTGCTGGACGTGGATACACTGTTGCACCAAAACTAGTCATTATTGATGCAGTGACTAAGAAGCATGTTAAAGACGCTGACCTTGTATATAATTTGGGTGATTCAAGCGTGAAGATACTCAATAACGCTAGAGGTATTAGTAACGTAAATCCAATAATTCGTCCAACTCAAAATAGTAATGGAATTGGTATTGGTACTGTTGGATTTAACACAGTTACCCAAAATGTCACGATTGGTCTTGACACTGGATTTAGCAGTGGAGAAACCTTCCCATTAAGAGTTGGAGATAAAGTTTTAATTGAAGGAGTTAGTATTGGTATTGGATCAACAGGACTTGGATATAACTCTGAGGGATATGATTACAAACTGTTTGAACTTACAGCAGTTGATGAAAATATAGGTGGTATTGGAACAGTTACTTACAGCATGTCCGGTGATCTTCCAAGTGGTGTTTTAACTCCTGGATTGTATGATGCACCAAACTCTGTTGGTGCAAGAATCGTTGCAGAAAGATACTTCCCAACATTTACTTCTACTCTTAGACAAAACGAGTTCTTTGATGGAGAAGTTGTTAAGAGTGATTCTGCAGAAGGAATAGTCAATTTCTGGGATAGAAAGAACAGTCAGTTAAGAATTGAATCGGATCAAGATTTTGTTGAAGGTGAAGTAATTAGAGGTTCTTCATCTAGAACAGAGGGACTTGCTCTATCTGTTAGATCATATGAGTCTTACCTTAAGATGGGTGCTATATCCAAGACCCTAAGAGGTCATCAAGATGACTCTGGTTTCTTGAATACTAATATGCAAAGAATTCAAGATAGTGATTATTATCAAACATTTGCATATTCTTTAAGTTCAAGAGTTCCGCTTGAAACTTGGAACGATGTTGTTTCCTCCACGAACCACACTCTCGGATATAAAAAGTTTGCTGATTATCAACTAGAAACCACTGCGAGCATCTCTGTTGGGTTATCAACAGACCAAACAGTTGTTGACCAAGTTATTGATGCAGTTGGAATCGCTGATTTGAATTGTGTTTATGATTTTGATCTTGTAGGTGAAAACTTCTTGAATGTTGGATCAAGAGTATTATCCACTGAAATTAGATTTGCAAGTAGAGTTCTCCAAGACTTCCTTGAATCTGTAGGTAATAGAGTACTTTCAATTGATGATGTAAGCACTGAATTTAATAGTGATCCGAGACCAACAGCATTTAGTGTCGCTAACACCTTCACTCTTTCTTCAAGAAGAGCAATGAAGTATATAACATATGTGAGAGATACAAGATTTACCGCACAAAGGCAGTTAATGATTGTTGATCTTATTCATGATGGTGCTCGTGGTTATATCAATCAATATGGAAGAGTTGAAAGCACTTACGATCAAGGATCTTTTGATTTTAGTATCTCTGGACTTGAAGGTCAATTACAATTCTTCCCAACTAAGTTTAAGGTAAATGATTATCAAATTGCTGCTATCTCTTACAACCTTGATGATAATTTGCTGAGCACTGGAATTACTGCGGTTGGACCATCGATCATCGAAACTGATAGTAAAACAATAGGTTCTGGAATCGGAGCAACAACAATCGTTAGTATTGCTAGCACCCATAATTCAGTGAAGGTTTTAGTGCAGATCACTCCTGACATTGAGACAAATGAGTTTGAATATAATAATCTTAATATTGTTCATAACGGAACTGATATTGAATTACTTGAATATGGTCAATTAACAACGACGGGTGTTAATGATGATGCAGATGTTGGTCTTGGTACTTATAGTGCGACAATCAATGGTTCAAATCTTGAAGTAATATTCCATCCAAACTCTGGTGTTGGCATAGGAACAACTGGTGTTGTTAATACAATTCAAGTTGGTTTAGCAACTGCAGGGATCACTGGCATTGGAACTCATAATATGAAACATGCCCGGATTGAAGCAAGAACCACCACTATTGCTTCTTCGAGTTCACCTGGAATTCACACTGTAGCATCTTATCCTGATGATTATGATGTTGCATACTTTATTGCTCAAGTTGCAGATACATCAAATAATCAATATATGATGAGTGAAATTGTTGCAGTTGATGATTTCACAAGTGCCGATTCTACAAGAGAAACTTATGATACTGAATTTGGAGAAGTAGGAACTTCTGTTGGTCTTGGAACATTTGGTACAAGAGTCTCTGCTACTGGAGTCACTGAATTGACATTTAAACCTGCAGCTAGTATTAACACTGTTGTCAATGTCTATATGAATGCTCTAAGGCATCAAGATGATAGTAAAGATACAATTGAATTTAATAACGCTGTTATTGAATCGGGTTTTGCAACTTACGAAGGAACCGAAAGAGACATTAAGAGAGCATTTGAATTAAAGCACGAAACTACCCCAATTTTTGAAAGATCATTTGAGGGTAATAATTCAAGTTTAGTCAACGTAACTACAAACACGGTTACACTTCCAAATCACTTCTTTGTGACTGGTGAAAAAATTGAATATAAACATGCAGGTGCTGGTTCAACTCAAGCAATTGGTATCGCTTCAACTTCGTTTGTTGGTGTGGGAACTACTACATTCCTTCCTGGTGATTTGTTTGTGATCAAGATTAGTGATGATGAAATCAAAATTGCTTCAAGTGCAGAAAATGCATTAAAACCAGTTCCCGAAGCTGTAGATTTTACTAGTGTCGGAATTGGAACTTCTCACAGATTTGTTGCCACAAATAAAAATGCAAAGGGTATTATTGCAATTGATAATGTTATTCAATCACCTATCGTATCCACTGCAGTTACAACAACACTTGCTGATATATTAAACACTACTGATGATAGACTTACATTGACTGGAATTACTTCAATATCTGGAAGTGATCTTATAAAAGTTGGCAACGAAATTATAAGGGTTGATGGTGTAGGTATTGGAGCAACTAATGTCCTAACTGTTAGAAGAGGATGGATGGGGACAGGTATTGGTGCAGGAACAACTGGAGATTTGGTAACAAAAGTAGTCGGTAACTACAACATAGTTGATAACTTTATTCACTTTGTGGATGCACCATTTGGTAATACTCCACTGGGAACAACCACAAATCCACCGGATCAAAGGGATTACATTGGAATTACTACCAGTTCTAGTTTCCAAGGTAGAATTTTCTTAAGAAGTGGTGTTGTAAACGAATCAAATGATGCATATTATGAAAATTATGTGTTTGATGATTTATCATCTGAGTTTAATGGCGCTAAAAAAGAGTTTACTCTTAAAGCAAGTGGATCTAACATAACTGGTATCGCAACTGAGAATGCTATTATTCTTGTGAATGATACCTTCCAGACTCCAGGTGGTATTACTGGAGTGATTGCTCCTGAGGATCAACTCAAACAATACACACTCTCTGAGAATGCAGGAATTACGTCAATTTCATTCGTAGGATCCGCAGTCTCCACTACAGCAGATGTTAGAACTTCTACTGTTCCTGTTGGTGGAGTGATCGTATCTGTTGCTTCAAGTGAGGGATTTGGTTATCAACCTCTTGTTGCTGCTGGCGGAACTGCCGTGGTCTCTGTTGCCGGAACAATTCAATCAATCAGCATTGGAAACAGTGGTTCTGGATACAGGGCAGGAATTCAAACTACCGTAAATGTTGGAGTTGCTACCACATCACTGACTAGAACTAATAAACTGAATATTGGAACTGCAACGATTAGCGGTGGGAACATCGTTAGTATTGCCATTACAAATCCTGGAACTGGATATACATCAACCAATCCACCTCTGGTTATTATTGATGAACCATTAAGTTACAGCGATATCCCACTGATTTATAGTTCTTCTTCTGCTGGTCTTGGAACTGGTGCAAAAGTTGACATAGTGGTTGGACAAGGTTCCAGTGTGATTGATTTCACAATTAAGAATTCTGGATATGGTTATGGAAATAATCAAACATTGACTGTTGCTATTGGTGGCACGATTGGAATTCCAACTGACACAAGTAAAACATTTGAAGAATTTAAAATTGATATAGATGAAATAGCAAGTGACGAATTCACTGGATGGTCGATTGGTGAATTACAAGTCATGGATAATATCGAGAGATTTATCAACGGATCAAGAACTAACTTCCCAATCGAAGTTGATGGAGTTGTCACTTCCATCGTGGCAGGAAAGGGATCAAAAGTTAATGTTCAAGACGTTCTTCTTGTATTTGTTAATAACATCCTTCAAGTTCCTGGTCAGGGTTATGTGTTTACTGGAGGTTCTCAAATTGAATTTACAGAAGCACCTAAAATTGGCGATACCGTTGAAATTATCTTCTACAAGGGAACTGGTGCTCAAGACGTTGTACTGAGAGAAATTATTGAAACTGTAAAAGAGGGAGATACTCTGCAGATTCAAAATAATGATATTTTCACAAGTGAAGAGAAGAGGTCTGTTGACTTTGTATCTGGAACTGATGTTGCAGAAACAAACCCATACTCTGGTCCAGGCAATATTCAAAACACTGCCTTACTAAGACCTGTGGTTTGGTGTAGACAAACTGAGGATAAGATTATTAATGAAAAAGAAGTTGGAAAAGAGAGGGAACTTTATGAACCAGTGGTTAACCCCACAGCACATATTATTAAAACAGTCGCTGTTGGTTCAACACAAATTTATGTTGATACTCTTAGACCCCTCTTCAATATTCGCAATGAAATAGTAGATAAAACAAATCTTACTTTCCAGGATAAAGTTAAATTTATTCCTCAGGATGATAAAGTCTCAGCAGCAGGAACTGCAATTGTTTCTATCGCAGGAACAATTACATCAGTTGCAATTTCTACTGGTGGTGTTGGTTATTCAACTGCATTAGTTAGTTTTGCAAGCACGAATGGTGTTGGTATTGGAACCACAACCACTGCTCTTGGCACAGTAACAATTGGTGCAGCAGGCACAGTAACGGGTGTAGCAATTACTAACCCTGGTCTTGGTTATACTCAAACAAATCCACCCCTTGTTCTCTTTAGTCCTCCTACAAGAGGAGTTGAAGAAAATGAAGTTAATTCATTCAATGGTGACAATGGAGTGATTGTTGGATTTGGCACCACATCTGTAGGAATTGGGACAACTCAGTTTATCTTTGATCTACACATTCCCCTAAATTCTTTCTTGAGAAATGTTGGATATAATACTGATATTGTTGCAACAGCTATTACAGCAAGTTCACTGAGTTCCGGTGATTATTTCATGGTATTCAATTCAAATGTTGGATCTGCCACAACTTCGATTACTTCTCTCGACACTTCTGGCAATACAGTTGGAATTGGAACTTCAAATATTGATAATATATACTTTGTACAAAGTGCAGAAACCGTTTACAGACCAACAGGAGTTAACTCTGAGGGTGTAGGAATCGGCACTTCGCATATTACTAGAGTATTTGTCAATGTTGACAATAACTTCCCTTATGGAACTGGTATTCAAACATCTAATGCATTTGGTGAATTTAGTTGGGGAAGGATTGATCTTAAGTCAAGATCTAAGATTACCTCTTACAGTGCATTTACATCGGGCGGTATTGGTGGAATTACCACCTCTACGTTCGTCCAAAGATCTAAATCACTAAGGTTTAAAGATTATGACATTTGACACTAATAAATAAAGAAAAAACTATGTCCAATGGCTGCAATTATAACTGATCAAATTAGGATATTAAACGCTAA